GTCGATAGTGGCCAATTGATACTTGATCACAATGTCGTCGCTGAAGCAATCAACGTTGGTCCAATCGACAATGGCATGATGCTCGATCAGCCAGCGTCTCTCTTTGTAATACTCTTTTCTGCTCGAAACATAGGCTAGTGTTTGCTTAAAACCAATATAGAGTAGCAAATGTTCAACAAGTGGTTGCAGAAATCGTTCATTGTTCATCTTTGTGACTTTGATATTTATTTACGTGTCACCGTGACGCGTGGCGACAGACAGTCCAACAGGCGATTGTAGCGCTTAGCGACCGTCAGATGCGTAAACGTCGACGGCAGCATAACGTTTTCGAGCGGCTGGTTGAAGCAAACGTCAAAAGTCAAGTGCGTCGACTTTAGTGGCAGCGTCACATTGTCGAGTGGCTGATTGAAGTTAAGGCCAAACGTCAAGTGCGTCAACTTCGGCGGAAGTGTCACTCTGTCGAGTGGCTGATTGTACTTCCAACCAAACGTCAAGTGCGTCAACGTCGGCGGCAGAGTCTGCAGTTCGAGAAGACTAACTGTTGCCGATTGATACTCGATCGAGATGCCTTTGGAAAAATGCTCGGCAGCCCTCGGTGTATACAATTTCGTCGTAAAACGGATCGAAAACAACCTGTCGCACGATGGCAGGCCGTCTATCTCGTTGCAACATGCTCTCATACAATTGTGCGGTTTTTTTTATTGTAAATGTTTATGACCAGGTGCGTTTGGATCAACCAATTACGATGCAACTGCATGAGGCATCGGTGCGGTGGATCGATAGCCAATGGACCCAAAGTCACGGAAAGAAATGCCAAAATGTCGTAAACCGGCGTTTCGACGTCGAGAAGGCCATCGACAAACAATTGTGAGCATAAAACGCGCAACAAATATCTGTTTCTGCCCGTTGCCAGTATTCAGTTGCACGACGCTTTTCGTTGGCGTTGAAAATAGTCATCATTGTTGTTTCAAGTTATGACCGCGCATCCAGGAAGAAATATAGTTGAACATATTCATTCTTGATTTTCCGCTACTAGCGAAGGCATGCGTATCATATTCAATTGTCGCCAGTCCAACTTTTGCATCGCTGCGGGCAATTTTCCGCCCAATTTTTTTCTCAAATCGGCGCCGGCTCCAGCCTCTTTCTCGAATCGTTGATACTCATCTTCGGGCCAATAGTGCCACGCTTGACTGTCGGTTGCATTTTTGCCAACATTCAGTTTGACGAACCGAACCTTGAATGGTCCAGATTTGCCTGTGTAAGTGCGCGGTTTGTCCTCAATTTCGACAACGTCAGTGAGCGACAAAATGTCTTTGACCGCCTCCAAGTCCAGACGTCGCTTTTTGGCTACTTGTTTCTGTTGTTTGCCTGTATCAAGCGATGCTCCAGTGTTCAATGCAGTCTTTTTGCGCTTCTTCACTTTAGCACGGCATCGATCTTTCTGTAGCTTTTTGGCAAGCGAATCTGCCGTCATTCGGTCGTCACAACGATACTTTACCACCAAACGGTAGCCTTCGAGGCCATTTTTCCACGGATATTTGCTCTCGTCAAAATCGATAAGGTCAACAGTCGGCTTGTTGAATGCACCGGCGCCTTTGCCAGCCGGCTCTACGGTGTAGCATTTGCAGAGCGGTTCCTCTTCGCCGGACTCACGATCTGCACGACGCCAATGAACCAAAAATTTCCGACCACTTTCCAACGGCCATGCCGCAGCTACGGAGTGCTGAAAGCGACGCTCCAGCTTGGCCTGATAGATTGCCTTGCGCTCCTTGGATGGCTTAACACTGAAACGCTCTTCTATCGATGTGTGCCACACTTCAGCAACTGATATCTGATCGCCGTGAGTTGTCACCAAATCCAAAAATTCGGCACCATCTTCCCACGGATAAAAGTCATAAACTTTCCGACTGCCTTCGAAACCCATAACTTTGTCAAAGAAAGTCTCGTTGAAGACATCGTCCGCTTGCTCATACGTGAAATTGTGCAGCTTGTCGTTCATGTTGTCGTAGCCGTACCAACTGGCAACGTATCCGACAACTGTTTGCTTTTGGTTGTCATAAACTTTCCAAAGAACTGAAACGGTGTCTTCAGCTTCGTCAGGCTCCTCAGCATCGCTGGCAGTGCCATCTGATCCTGACATAGCCTCGACTGCCTCTGACGATTTTGCTGCAATTTCTCCCTGATTTTCGGTTGTAGTGCCGACTGCGTTTTGAGGCTCGACTGCAGGCTCCGGTCTTATTTCGCTTTCACTACGCTCGGCACCGCCTGCGGTTTGACTCAAAGTTTGCATGTCAACCACTTTTTGTGAACTGCTCGGATTGCGTACACCACGATGACTTTGTGGCAATTCGTCAATGGAAGTGTCAGCCTGCTGACTTAAAATGCGCGCTTGTGCGGCTGCTTTGACCGTTTCTTGTGAAAGGTTTTCCAACTGGCGATCGAGTTCGCTCAATTGTTGCGAAATGGAAGAAGCATCAGGTGGCGCCGGTAGGGACGACAGCGATATCCCTGACACTTCGGCAGACAGCTGCGATTCCGTTGTCGCAGCTGTCTGCCGTTGAACGACTGTACGGTTCTTTTGTGCAGTACACAATAGATCTTTTTCTTGCATCAACAGGTCTTCCAAACTGGCATCCAACAACGGTTCGACCAATTCAGCCAAACTGTCCGTCGGCTCCGAGCGATCCAGCTGAAGCAGACGCAATAGATAAACGCACGTTATTAGCTTGTGAATCCAATCGATGGAATTGCGCGCACCGACGGCACCAAGCAACAGCTTTTCAACCGCACCAACAGAAACCAACTGCCCGAAAGGCTTTCGGTCAGACTTTTGTAACGTAACATAGCTGCCGATTTGCCCGTGACTGGCACCATGCTGCACGTACATCGTCAGATTTTCCGGCTGCCCAGCGCCGCCCGACGGATCGTGCTCGAAAAACCAATCGACTTTGAACTGCGGCAGTCGCTCCACCATTGCGAGAAGTGACGTTTGACCCGCCAGCGGAGCATTGACCTTTGTCATAGCAAACATCAACCGACTTGCACCCTCTCCGATGCGCATGGCATACACATCGGTCAGTTGCATCCAAACGCAAACGCCAGCGCCGAAAGCAAAGTGCTGCACGAGCATATTTAGCGTTTTGTGATTGTCCATCGGACACTTGTTGACGACAAACTCGTATTTTAGCATTTTCCGAGCGTCGGCAAGCATTTCAAAGTGCAATGTTTCGCACAGTCGATAATGGTTCGCAAGCCGTTGCCCAGTGGCAACCAAGCCGTCTCCCTCTCCTGCTCGGTTGGCAAAAAGACCCAAATTTTCAGACGAATAGAACAAACTGGCCATGCGATGCACTCTATCGCCGAGTTCCTTGTCTTCATCTTGCAAACGCTGCCACACTTTGACGTAATCGCTTTCAGCACCCTCTTTGACCGGCAGTTGCAAAACGGTCTTGAAAAAAGTCAAACAGTCGAATTTCTCTTGCCGTTCCTGAAATCGGATGCGCAACTTCGACCATTTGCCCGCTTGTTGTTGCGTCAGAGGACTGTCGTCGCCAAACAATTGTTGTTGCTCATAACGCACCACAAAAGCAATAAGGCTGCCAAACGTTTCGCTGACAAGTGTCGCAGACGATAAATTGCTGAAAGCATGTCTGGAAAGCTTTTGGGAGACTTGCTGGCCAATGAGAGTCTGCTGTGGTACGAGATTCTGTGCAGCGACAATGCCACGACCGGTTGCGTCGGGTTCGTTGGCAATAGTCTCCAAGAGAAACTTGTCGGTAGCAAATTCGTCAGTGTACGTTTCTCGCATGCAGCCGTACGCAAACAGCAGTGCAAACTGTGCGTTGTCACGCTCGACCATGTCGATGACGTAAGTCAACGTGTAACGAAAGTCACAATCGTCGTAGAGCATATCAAAAAGCTTCTTTTTTGCGTCGAAAGTCTCTGCTTTGGTGTCCAGCAAGTGGTCACGCACCGCGTAGTACAATTTTTTGCGTTCTTCATCGGTGACGCTGTCCGGATCGTTTTGAAACTTTGTGCGGAATTCGTTCAGTTGGTTGATCATGTCCAAGGATGCCAAATTCAGATTCAAGGTTGAAATCGGTTTTTTGTGGCGGGTCTGGATTTTTGGCAGACGCAAAAAATTTTTGTACCCCAAAAAAAATTCAAACGTGAACCTTGCCAGGCTCAAAATGTCGACAGCGCTGCAGAATGTGATTCGAGATGTCTTGCGCAAAAACAGGCGGGAAAAGAAACTCGACGTCAAGACTTTTGTGCACTTTCTTCGTAGCGATCCTGGTCAAACAGATTTTACGGACAGTATATTGCACCATCTGGCATGTGCAGTGGACGAACAGCAACAGTCAGCCTTTACTGACAATAATTTTTGGGGAAAGCCCAGCAAAGGCGACCGTGATGATCGCAATGTTTTTAGCAAAGACAAAGATATGACTACTGCATTTGTTAACAAAATAGACAACAGCATGCAAAAATTAAAAACCTGTGCCGTTGCTATGGCACCAGTTGCCTTTTTGGTCGACGGCTCTCAAAATTATAGCGATATTCACGACAATACAGTCGGTGAATATCACCAGTGGTTTCAATTTTTGACTTTGCAGTGTTGCATCCTATTCCATCTAGATCGGCTACGTGATCGCAATGTTTCACACTGTATGGTTGGCAATGGCGATCCGGACACACTGCAGAACGACCTCGATGCGCATTTTGTATCTGCACATATTCAAGTCGACGCCGAAGAGGCTCCGCACATGTCGTTTGTGGAGCACAATGATACCGGGGCACAATACGTGTCTGTGGAAGAGTTGCGCTATTTAGTACTCTTTCGCGTCCATCATTGTTTGATTACTCGAGCGGTCACTGGCGCTTTCATCCGCCCGATTGACTACTACACTGAGTTGCAGCAGAAAATTTTCAACGCTGCACTTTCGCGACAATTGGTGTCGTTTGGTTTGCAAAGAGTGCGCGGCTTGCATAACATGCGACCTGCTCTGTCCTACAAAGAGATTTTACAGCAGCTGGCAGAGGACTCGCCGGAACTGCGCGATTACTTTGCACTGTCGGAAGAAGAATTTGCACAAAAAGTGCTCAACTATGGCAAGGTGAAAGAACACAACGTGAACGGCAAGTTTGTGCAGCTTGTAGAGAAAGAACTGGATCGATTCGACGCTGCGTGCAGAAACAATGGCGTCGAGTGGCTAGAAAATCTGCAACACGAAGCACAGTTGTTGGATGAACAGCGCTGCAGTAGACAGGCCGCGAGCAAGAAACAGACAGGCGTCAAAGCCGCCAAGCGAAAGCGGTCCGAATCGACAGCCAAATCTGTTCCAGGCAACGGCAAATCGCGCCGCCGAAAAGATCGGCCCACTTTGCGCATTTCGCCAGTGCGCGTTAGCACCACAACTACCACCGTTACTACAACGATAAGTACTGCACAACCAGTTGCGGACGTATTGGACAACAGTCTGCCCGAACCTCCGCCACCGTTTGTTGCGCCATCGAAAGCACAGGATGGTTTGCTGTTCAGCCAGATGCCTGATCTTTTTCCGGACATGCCTGATGCTGATGTCAAAAGCTGCAGCGACTGTTCACACGCCAAAAAGACTATCAGTCACCTGCGCGAATCAGTTGCCAGTCTGCAGGGTACAAATTCTACTCAGGCTCAAACCATAGCTGCATTACAGCAGGAGTTGTCACAAGAGAAACACAAGAACAACATGCTGCGCAAAGCAGTGTTGTCGAAAGCGTCTGGCACGAAAAAGTGCGAAAGTTTGTCGCAGTCAACAGCTGTCGACTTCTGGGTCAAAAACGTTCATGCGCGCTCCGACAAAGAGACCAACGATACTCTGCTGTCGGCGCTGGACTGCTTGTAAATATTATCGAATGAAAATATTTTGCTCAAAAATATCTCTTTGCAAACAGACCGTTTGACAAAATGGCCACAATACTTTTTGATGAACAAACGCTGTACTATTTTTCGCACCGAATAACTCCGAAAGAGGCTGAACAAGTGACTCAATGGGCTCGAATTCATCTCGAAAAGCAGATCAATCAATGCGCAGTCGACAAACAACATATGATGAACATTGTGGCGCACAAAAGTCTTTTGGCGCTGCAAATTCTGCTGCGCGCGTCAGAAGGCTCTTCCACTGCAAAGGATTTGCGCGGCCAGACTCTTTTTGTACAATATTACAGCAGCTACTTAAGAACGACGCGCAAGCTGGCCTTGATTGACCTTCAGAACAAGGATGAGCAAGCCGAACGTCTTGCAGCACGCCACAATAAGTTTATCGTCAAAATTCAGCAGAAAATTTTGAAACGCGACGCGAAGCGACAAGCATATTTGCAGCAAGCATTGTCTATAACAGATGGTCAGCCGATCCGTTTTCAGATGCTTGCCGACTGGTACTGCGCGGAAAAGTTACAACAGTTGGACTTTGATTTAATTGTGCTCACATTTGTAGAACACATCACTCAGCGGCTGATGGAAAAAAGTATCAAACATTTAATTTTCCCACTCTTGAACACCAATAAACGCTGATGCAGGCACCTATTTATTCGTGCAAGCTTCCAGAAGTTTTCAGACGCTGCTCGGCGGCCTTGATTACGCTGGTTAAACTCAGTTTGTCGTTCTCTTTAGGCTGGCTAGCTAAATTGCTGTCTTCGCGCATTGCCATTTTTTCAAGATCTTCGCGCGTGCAGTATTTGCTGACATCCGGCAGCCACTCCTGGTTCGCTCTAATTTGGCGCGCCTTTGGCAAGTGCAGTCGGCAACGTCTTACAACGCTGGTTCGTGTCAGCTGATCTAGCTGTTCGACACGCAAATTGTGAAACGACGGCAGGTCGCGCCTCAACTGTTTGGCAAACGCATCGACCACTTTTTGAGAAGCGCCGTTTGGATCCCTGTTTTGGAACTGATGCAATGTTTGCAAATCGTCGATATCGACATAGTCGTCGGGGTTGTCCGTCACAACAAGCACTTCGCCAAAAAAGCGCGCCAGCCCGGTTGTTTCGTTACGGACATCGTCTCGCGCCAATTTGAACGCCTCTGGTACATGCCGCCAAACATCGTCGTTTCCTATCACTTTACGAATCTTGTGGTAACTGCGGCAGGCACGCACGATGAGCGCGTCCAACTGCTGTTTGAGCGTTTCTTCCAAAGTAGTGTCTTTCTGCTCTTCAGGCACGACGCACTCAAACATGAGGCACATAATTCGACGCTGAATCGAACCGGACGAGTCTATCCAGCGCGGCACAACGTTCGACACATACAGCTGCGGCACTTTCCAGGCCGGAATTTGCACAGCGCTGCGGCCTTTGCGCGCTACGCTCACCTCGTCTCCCGCTGCCAACAGCTGGAAAACGGCTGCGTCCAGCGAAAAGTTGGCTTTGACTTCTGGCGCCACAATCAAAAAGCGGTCGACCAGCGGCTCGAGGCCAAACTTTTCCTCGATGTTGTTCTGTATGAAACCCAAATCGCCGGCCTCGTAGGGCGCCTCTATGGCGTGCGCATACGTCGATTTACCGGTACCAGCGACGCCGCGCAGCCAAAACACCACCTGCCAATTGTCGAGCAGGCGCACCGGAAAGTAAAGACGGCCTGTGAATCCCCACGCCCAATCGCGCACTTCCTGACTCAAGTGTTGCGAATCAAATATGCGCTCCATAGGGTCGACACGAATCAGTCGCGGGTTTTGTTTTGTGTCTTGGCTCATCAGATGATCGGCGTCAAATTCAATATCTATAAAGCGCGCCGAACACTCGGAGCCAAAGTAAGGCGAAGCTGCATCTTCGTGTATTTCGGCCGAGTCGTAGGCCCAGAATCGATCTTGTCGGCCGTCGTAGATACCGTTTCGGAAACTCCACACGTACTGCAGACGCTGCAGATCGGGAAAAAACTCTGGAGCGTTGACGTTTTTCAGGTAGTGAATCACGTTCGAGCACAAATTGCCCGTTTTCGAGTGATCCAGCCACAAGCTTGTCTGCATGTTCATGTCAGGCGACCGCCACACAAAGTCTTCGATGTCTGACTTTTCTGCTTTGTACGGGACAAATGCGTTGGTACGATAGCCATTGCAGTAGACCTGTTTGTAAATACGTCCGTCACGACGTCGATAACCATTGTCCTGACACTCTTCCAGCAGCCTGCGGACAGTGCGCTGCATAGCATTCATGTCCTCGTACAAATCGGCATCCGTCAACGCCGGCGCCAGCACGGACAATGTCAAAAGTGTCGGTCGCTCCGGTATGGTCGGTTTGTTGTTTCGCTGAAATGCACTGGCCATCACAAGCAAATGACGCATCATAGTTTGCACCTGATACTGTATTTTGCGCAGTCTGTTGCTGTAGAAACACTTGCGCAGCCGAAGCGCAAACTGCTCGCCGTATACGTGTTTCAGTTCGTGACCTTTGCGTTTCAAACGCATCAAGAGCATTGTTATGTACGCCGACATCTGGCGCGCCAGCGCAACAATGTATTCTGGCGACCACGCGCTGACGTTGTCCGGATCGAGACCGAATACTTTTGGCGCAACATCAACGATAGTCAGTTCGCTCAGCTGACCAGGCGTATGCTTAAGCATGAAACCGTTCAGCTGGCCAATAAAGAGACGTTGGTGCAGCGGCGACATGTTGTGCGGATGGTCAATCTCATACTGGGTGATCAACATAGGCGTGTATTGACCGCGATCAAGACCAAGAGCCCTGGCCAACTGTTCGCCGCTCAGCCGCACAGCGCCAACTTTCATGCTATTGCCATTTTGCCAGGCGTTGTCGGCGGCGCCACTGTGACGCTTGTCTTCCGCATCCGTGTCATCGTCTTCGGACAGAGTGCAACATGAAGTCGCGTCGTTCAGTAGATCTTTCGACGCTCGTACGCGTCGGCCATTACGCATTGGCATTGCTTTGATCGCTGAAATGTTGGTCTGCAACGGCTTCAATTCTTCTCGAATGTGTGTCGACTGCTTTGGCGCTGCTGAAAACTTGCCTATACTAAACTCATAAGGCTCATCATTGCACTCCACTGTATTGACGTTGATGTCAACGGCCGACGGATCGTCGGTGCTCACTCTTTCGAGCAACGAAAATTCGCGCCGATAGTGACCGGCCTCTTTTTCGTAGTTGAGCAGCAATTTGTGCCGCGCAAGCGTTGTCGGCGTGTCTACAATCAGCAGCATGTTGTTTAAATAGTCCAAAATCCAGTCCAGGCGCACCAAAGACTGGTCATGCTCTTCTGCGTTACAGCGTGGCCAGAAATACTGTGTTTTGCGCAGTGGACCACGCCAATCCCACAAAGAAGTGATTCTGAGCGAAGCTGCAGTGGCTTCAGCCTCCTGACGCAGTTTGCGACTTTTGTTTTTCGCAATGCCTACTCGTTTGGCCCCATTGCCTTCTAGAAGATGGCTCCGCTTTCGTTTCTGGCCACCGTAACCATACTTTCCGTCGCCAGTGCGCTGCAGTGCTGCTTGTTTGGTCCGTATGCTTTCCTGCTCATACTCTTCAGATTCATCTTGTGTCACCGTTTCCAACTGCTCGTCCAGCGCCTTTTTTTCTTGCTCTCCAGCTGTATCGCTCACAACTTGTTCAACTTTGGCCAGCATGGCTTTCGCTGCGTCGCTTTCGTTCAAAATACTCCGCGAACGTTTCGCGTTTTTGGCAGCCTCTTCATCGGGCCGTTCTGCAGCGATCAAACGCTCGTTCGATATGCGTCGCCGTTTTGTAAGGCTATCCAATCCCGCCAGAGAAGTCTCTTCGTTGTCTTTGGTTTGCATATGCGCAACAAAAAGACAAGGCACAGTACTGTAGTATTGTTAGCAATTGTAAACAAATCTGAACATGACAACTGGAGTCACCAGAGTGTGAGGCTCATTTTATTTCTTTTTTTTGGCATATCGCTACCAAACGAATTTGCGTAGCACTTCAAATGCCTATCGATAAATCTTCGCTGGTATCCAAAGCAGTCGGGGTCGTTGCCGAACTGTTCTTGCCCGTTTCTCCAGTATCGACCGCGTTGCCGCTGTCGGCGTTAGTTGCAACTGGCAATCTGAGATTGAGTGTCTCGGCCTGTTTGTTGCGATCATCGGCACTGCTTTGCGGCGATTTGTCTGTTTTGTCTTCTGCAGCAGACTGAGCGTTTGTTGATTTGCCGCGCCACTTTCTGCGGATGGTAGGCCAAATGTACCGACAGATAAAAGCCACTGTAAGCAAGGTAAGTGTGGCGCAAGTGAGCACCATTAACCAGGACAACTGACAGTTGAGTTTTTCGTCTCTTGCTGCCATTGCCTTTACAATTTTTTTGTTCGCATTTTGAGCCTCTATTTGCGCTTCCAGCAAATCACTGCGCACCTCTTCAATAAGTGTGCCCAGCTGATTAGTCCGTGCGACCATGGCCTCGTTGTGCGACTGAAGCGTCGTCTGCATCTGTTCACCTGTTTTGGCCTGATGCTTGTGAAAGCGAGATCGCTGTTGCATCTCACGCCGATGACGCTCTTCGCGCAATTTTTCTCGCTCTTCGCGGCGCCGTTCACGCTCCACTTTGTCATACAAGTGATCACGATCTTCGTCCAGCCGAACGTCGCGTCTGTCACGCAAACCCTTGTTTTGCTCCAAAAACTTGGGGTTGAAGTTCGTTGTGCGCTTTCTACTCAAATCGTGCAGCACTTCGCTATCGGCTTCCAGCATTTCCGTGATGCCCGGCACCCGATTTGTCAAATTAGTGGGCACTGGGGAGCGTGCCGATCGGCCAAATGCGGGACTATTGTCGTTGCGCGCCAAACTTTGAATATTAATTTGTCTAGGTTTGCTAGTGTGACTCGGTCGTTCGCCGTACGTTCGACCGTCGCTTGTATCCGGCATCATATAGCCGTCGTCGTAGTTCTCTTCTCCGTAATCCATTTCCGTGTCGTTCACGCGGTTCAATTCTTGGTCGAAAGCAGTCGACATGTAAAAGGCTGATGTCTCTTGTACAGACCGGATGTTTGCTTATCATCATTTGCTGACACAGAAAAAAAACCGAAACATAGCTTTGTGATCTTCTCAGCGTTAGTACAAACACGTTGGCGTGTTGGCGGTACATCTGAATTGAAATGACGTAAAGTCTGTCAGACTAGTTGTGCGCAGCAGATCAACGGTTCTCTGATTTTTGGAAAAATGCCCATGCCATTTCTTTTCTGACAAGAACGCACAACGGAAGCCGATGTTTTTTTTTGTTTGTCTGTGTCAGATAGTAACAAATAAGAAGCGGGACAGCGCACAACAATGTCGAGCCACAAAGCTGTTACTTCAAATGATGTCAACGAAAAACAGCTGTACGAAAGCGCACAATGCGAACGTTGCATTTGGTATTTGTTTGCTCTCTCCGATTCTCAAGATGTGATGTACGCACTTGCAGACATGCATTCGCAAGCGAACGAAACGTTCAGCAATTGCGCAATCAAAGTCGACACAGACCAGTGGAGTCAAACTTCAGATCGATTTGACAAGCTTTCCAATGCTCTGACAGCTGTGGCAAACCTCAGTGAGGCCGTCGACGTTGTCGAGCAAAAACGCACCCTAATCAGTTTGAGACTCTTCTATCGCAACGCTGTGTCAAGGCAAAAATGTCGCAGCATGGCTGTCAACCCAGCGCGCCACCGATGCAAAATTTGTGTCGACAATTACAAAGACTATCGGCAGTGCGATCGTAAGACATTCAAACCGTTCGATCAGTTGCAGTTTGGATGCGCTTCGAATGCCGAAATCCGCGCGAACTCGCAGCAGACACAAGCACACATGAGCAATTTGTCGTTTCAGCGCCAAGGAGACGGCACTTTCTTCCCACACTCCTCAATCGTGAAACAACCCGACGCACCGGGCCAAAGTTTACTAAAACAGGCAATTAGAGAAGGTCGCGGTGAATCGCCAACCAGTATTCCCGATAAACGCATTCTTAGGCCTCCATTCGAAACATTTACCACCGAACAAGGTGCTTTGGTACCGCCTGCATCTGCACCGATCACACGTCGCAGACTGAAGCGACTGCATAATATTGCCGCTTTTACCAACAACGTGCAATTTAATCAGTCGTGCCGTGCTGCAGATTGCGTCGAAGATCAATTCGACGTGACGCAACGACAGCAAAGTAACTGGTACGATGAGCATTTTTCAGGCAAAAAGACTTTTCAAAATTACTTTATTGACACGGCCGAGCGCAAAGGTATCAGTAAGCATGCTATAGTAGATGCACTGATCGAATAAAAATATGTGGTTTTGTTTGCTGGAATTCTGCCACCGTAGCTGAGCAAACGGCAAAATACGCTCGCATTGAGTTTTGCGCCTTCTTTGCAGGAACAAATCATTAAAATTCATGTTGTTCCACTTGCCGTGCACTGTAAGATTCGTTTGCTTGAACGCAGAAATGCTTCTGGATGAAAATAAAGTTGTAAAATCGCTTTTTCATTTTTCGCGTCTACAAACCGCAACAAGGAAAAATTTGGCCACGAATGACGCCGGCCGGTTCGGCCTCCGAGTGAATGTTCACGTAAAGATTGCCCATGCGCGCCATGCGATAAATAGCTGCAACATTTACCAACGGCGAACCCTCCAGAATGTCACTGTTTGTAATGCAGCCGGACACACAGTCGCTAAAGTTTTTTCCACCGCTTGCAACCTCGATGGTTGGAGCCTGCTCATTGAGGTCAAGCACAAAAGCCACAACCGGTCCATTAGCGCCGGCAGGCGCATTATGAATGTGACCCTGTGTCAGTTTGACACCCTTGCAGATGCACAGCTTGTAAGATACCTTGCTCAGACACTTGTTGAAACACAGTTCGATGCTGCCATGTGTGTCGCTTTCGACTTCGGACGGACCTGGCGGCGAGTCCATTACCTCCTGTTCCGGTGCCAAGCAGGCGTAGAATTTGTATTGCGGTTCGCACGCGCCTTTCAGGCATTTGTTCGCAAGTGCACTTTTCGATCGAGTCATTTTCAGTAAACTTTTGTTCTGACCATCCAGTACTACACATGAAAAATATACTAGACAAATTGACATCGTTCTGTTTGGCGACCATTTTGGCCGTTGTGTTTTTGTGGACGCAAATTGCCGGCAGAGGTCTGTGATTTTGGTGCATTTTTTTGCATGTGCAATCAGCGTGAGTAAATAACATCAGACATCACTGCCACGACAAAACTTCACTCAATTGGACTACAGTAAAAATGGCTCTCACTCCAGGAACGCTCTACATGCCGCTGCTTACGTCTATCGGTGCAGTATCTTTATGGCCCGCAGTTCCCAAGCTGATTACGGATCTGGACAAGGCTTTAACAGTCAAAGCCGGCAACTTTGAATTTGGCGTATTGCGTTGGTTGGCAGTATTTATTTTGGTAATGCAGGGTGGCGCAGGTGGCAATGTCATGGTCGCCACAGTCATGACAGCATTGCTGTTTTTGATTTTGACCGTATTCAATTTGGCCTTTCCAGACGGTCTAGGTCTAGGCAGCAGCAACGGTGCAGCGGTGCCTGACGATCCGCCTGAAATTGTCGAAAAGCCTCCAATGAATGGTGGCACTAAAGAGTCTTCGGTTGGCGGTCCAAACGGCTCCGAACCGACCGAAGATCAAGGCAAAGAAGTCGACACAAAAGAAGTAGAAACGGGAGCACAACCGAGCGACGAGAGTGCTGATCCAGCGCCAGAGTCAGATGAATAAATGCACGGACAATTCAATCGTTTTTTGTAGTTTTTTTTGGTAGCAGACAGCTGTAAAGACAAAGCAGGTTTTTGTCAGAAAAGTCACAAAAATGGGAGCGGGCCTCAGTGTAGATAACTCTAAAAATGTTTCCGAACAGCTGAACGAGTCGACACGTGACGTTTTGATCGAACAAAATGTCGACTGTGCGTCAGATTTGACACAGCTGGCCGATTTCAAAGCCAAAAACTCGCAGGTAGATATTGGAGGAGATTTTGTTATGGATCAGGAGGCTGCGTTGGTCAACAGTTGTGCACAGCAGGTCACAAACAAACAGGAGATGTTTGCAGACATTGCCGCTCGCATAGCACAAGAAGCTGATCAAGAAAAAGGAACCGACAAAATGTTTCAGCTGGCCGGGGTTACCAATGCTGAAAATGTGGCCAATGTGACAAATGCACTGAAGGATAACTATGAAGCCGTCTCTGGTGTGAATTGTGACATCAGTCTCGAGCAAGTGCAGAACGTTCTGTTGGAAGACAGTAATTTTAAAGTCGGTGGCGACTTTCGCGTTACTCAGAAAGGCGGTCTGTCAAGCGACTGCAAACAAATGGCCGATCTCACACGAAAAGTCACCGACCAGATAACGGCAGATACATCCCAGCTTATTGTGCAGAGGGTGCCATTGGGTATGATTGGTGTAATCGTTGCCGGCATAGTAATTGTGGCGCTTATCGGACTAGTCGGTGCTTTTATTGCCAGCGGTTCTGACACTGCAGACTGGCAGCCTGTACAGCAATCATTTTCGCAGCCGATGCAACGCCGGCCGTCTTTGCCACTAACTCGAAGCGGAACATCACCGCCGTCAATAGCCTTGCCACCTGTGCCTGGACGATTGAACATCCCACAACCTGTGCCTCAAGCGGTCGCCGCTCGCACACCGTCCATGAGCACTGCTGCATCTTTTTAGCGAAATAAATTGATTTCGTTTGCCAAACGAACAGATTCCGGTTTGCCACTGGCGCGCATAGCGTCTAAAACGCATTTTGCGGCCTCTCTGGTTTCAGTTTGTTGCTTGTAGCGCAGCAGTGCCACAGCCTTTGAAGCCGTTGTCGACAAATTTTCAACATTTGCGGCAATGTCTTTGGCCAACTGTTTTACACCTTGACGCTTGCAACGCTGTGCAGCGGCCCTCTTCGCTGTGCGATGCCAATTGCGCTGCACCAAGTAGCAAAGAAACAATATAAAAGCCATTCCAAACAATATCGCGAACACAAGTTCCATTGAGCGCTCTCTGCTGTTTAGGTATATACGAAAATAGACTCGATTTTTAAAAGTGCATTTCAGAAAAACTGTTCATCGTAGTGCAGTTCGAAACAACAATTCATAAATAATCAGTTGCGGAACAAAAATTGATGCAAAATACTTGATAGAAAAAGATTCTCAAAAGAATGCTCAACTCTGGAAATGCACTGATATGGATAGTGCTGACGTTGATTGCGTCAGTTGTTTTGTGGCAAATATATGTTTCTTTGCGCCGCATACAAGTGGCTCAAAAACGTGTCGTCGCTACCTTCAACGACGAACAGTTTGGGAGAGCACATGTCAGCTTCCATTTGCCGTCGGAGAAAGTTTCCAGTTGGTTTGCAACACTGAATGCCGGATCTTTGAAGCCGCCGGGTAAACAATATGATTTATTGTTGCATAAAAACGGCGATATTACAGACAACTGCCGCAACTTGAGCGAAAAGCCGAGAAATCTCGGCACAGTTGTTGCAGGAGACAACGCAGCTGTCACATTGAACAACATCGAAAACAGATGGCAAGTTGACGGGAATGTGGATTCTCTGGCAGGGCGAGCGCTGGTTTTGCGGCACAGAGACACAGACCTACCAGCGACTTGTGCGGTCATTGGGCATGCTCAGAGACAGTGAATGTGATATGAAATGTGATCAATGTTGCGCTGTTTCTTTTATTGTTAAATAAGATGCATATCTTAGTGCTGTCAGAAGCACGCTGGTGTCCAAATTCGATATGAAGCACTTTTGTAGATTTAGGCAGGCTATGTGTATTGGTTCAAAAACTGGCAACGACAGTTTGCAAGGTTCTGTGGATGGCAAGGTGCCGTGGTACGATATTGAGAAATGTGAG